AGTTTACCTTTCAGTTCATACTGCGTTTTTGAATACCCTTTAGAATGTGTGACCGTCTACAGGGATTACATACTTCGTTTTCTCTATCTATGTTGCTAAATCGCCCTATAAACGTTGATGACTACATGGATTACATACATTACATACATCATATTACTTACTTTCTTAGAGTAAATATAACACTATATGTATTATATGCCAGTAATTATAATACAAATAAGATTAATTCAGATATAAAAAGGTTAGACCCTCAATCCCTGTAACGTCTGTAAAGTAGGTTAACCTCCCAGAAATCAACAAGATAGCCTCAAATAAAAAGTCTACAAGGTGAACACATCCCTGTAGTGCTAAGAAGCCGCCTGTTTTCAGCTAGTTACATTGACCCTTCCAAGAAAAGCCCAATGAATTCGCAACCGCCAATCACGCATGAGTCAGATAAAAAGTGGGGTAACTTAGTCACGAAGCGCGAAATCCCCAATGTTCATGCACCTTTTATCACCCTCCCGTTACGCCATCGTCACAGCCCAAATGACTCATGCAACCTTTCCAGTTATAGTCAAACGCATTGAGCCACAAGCGATTGCGGCCCAATAAGGTTGATCAACCTTATGCATGAAAGGACAACAGAAACGTGGCTACTAAGAAGGCAGCAAAGAAGGCAGTCAAGAAGGCCGGAGCCAAGGGCAAGAAGGCCATCAAGGGTAAGGGCAAGGTGAAGGGTTCGTCCGGTGGTGGCTGAATCACGCAATTGCTGAGTGCATCGTGCTCAGTGTTCAAGGCCGACAGGCACATGCTTCCAACCTTGTTAGATCGGGCATCGGCATCGACCTTGAACACTGAGCACGTTGTATTTTCAAACCTGAACAATGGAGGAAACCATGAAGATCACACTCACCGTACTGATCCTCTCCATCGCATCGCTGGCACAAGGTCAGAGCTACAGAAATTGCTCTGTTGCATATCGCAATGCGGCATCTGCCGCGTTCAATCTTGAGGCGGCTCACTCGTCCATATCCGACCCAGACGGCTCTATTCGCCTCGCGCTCGACGCTGAGGGTCGTGCTTACATGGACGCTGCATCGGTCTCGTTTCTCCCGGTTGGTAACTCAGTGTCCGCTGCTCAGCTCTGCTCTGTTGACAACCTCACCACGCTTGACAGGGTCACGAAGCAGTACGAGAGCCAGATAGAAGCTGTCAAAGAAAGACGAAACGACGAAGTGATTTCTGCTGCTGAGGCCGCGCTTCAAAAGCACCGGAGATAACTCTCATGCCCACCCCAGAGATTGACAGCATGATCGTTGCGTTCTCCTGCGGTAAAGACTCACTCGTTGCACTGGACATTTGCTCGAAGCGGTTCAAGAAAATAGCTGCTTACTTCATGTGGTATGTCGAAGGACTGAGCTTTGACAACGCCGTACTTCGTTGGGCAGAGCAGCGTTATGGCATCACGATCAAGCGCATTCCCCACTGGGAGCTTGCGTCGTTGCTCAAGCACGGAGCCTTCACTCACGCCACGCGTAATGTGAAGAACCAAAAACCGAAGGACGTCGAAGACCTCATGCGTGCCGAGTTCGGCATCGACTGGATCGCGTCTGGTGAGTCGAAGTATGAGAGCATCGAGCGGCGTGCCATGCTTGGCGCTTTGGGAACTGACCTTCGTTGTGGGGTGTTTGATGAGAAGCGTAAACGCTACTTTCCCCTCGCGGACATGCCCCAAAGTGCAGTGCTCAATTACATGAAGCGTAATGGTATTCCAGCCCCACCGATCTACAAGCATCTAAACCGCAGCTTCAACCTACGCGGCGCGGATGCTTCAGTTTTGAAGACGCACTACCCTGACGATTACGAACGTGTGATCGCAGTCTTCCCGCTCTTAGAGGCCATGAGGATACGCCATGAACAATCTACCCGGATTCAGAATCGCAGCACTGATCACGAAGAAGTGTCCAACCTGTAGCTTAGTAACTTGAAATGGGGATCATGCAAGGAAAATGCAGAGCTTAGATCACAGCATGGCCGAAATACACGTGGAGAAGGTCAGCATGTGTCTGTGCTGACAAATGAAAAAGTTTTGCTTTTGTTACAGCGGCGTAAAGAAGGATTGACGTATCGAGAACTTGGAGCTGAGTTCGGAATATCGCAAGTAAGTGCATGGAATGTTGTGAAAGGAAATACTTGGGAATGGCTAACCAAACCAAAGCGACGAAGTTACAAAAGTTCAAAGTAGAGACTGTATCTCGCTCCCAGATACAAGGCGCGCCTTACAATCCTCGTCAAATCGACGACTACGCCAAGAAGCGGCTGCGTGAAAACATAAAACGTGTGGGCCTTCTTCTTCCTATCGTAGTGAACCGAAGAACAAAGTATGTGGTAAGTGGTCATCAAAGGCTTGCCGCTTTGGATGCTCTTGAAGGATCGGAAAATTATGATCTTCAAGTTGCATATGTTGAGTTGACGGATAAACAAGAACGAGAACAGGTAATTTTTTTCAACAATGACAGTGCGCAGGGAACATACAACGTGGAGCTGCTGAGTGATCTCATCAAAGACATTGACATCGAGCTGGCTGGCTTTACTCCCGCCGATCTAAGCATGATCCTGCCAGACTTCGAGGTGCCAGACACCCCCGCCGTGGAAGCTCAAGTCGCGGACGTTGTGAAGCAGCAAGAGCAAGTCGATAAGATGAAGGCCCAGCGCAAGGCAGCGCAGGAGAAATACGAAAAGACCAACGCCATGAATTTCTTCACAACGTTGGTCTTCAGTTCCCAAGAGGAAATGGACAGTTTCTTCGACGCCTACCACATCGAGCGCGGACTATCGTACATCAGCTTTGAGAAGTTTTCTGAGTGTACTGGCATCGGGCGTCCACAACCCAAGATGCCCCTTGACACGAAACGGGTCAGCAAGAAGTCGAGGGTTGGCTAGATGCCAGTGATGATATCCACGCTCACCCCAAGTAGAGGCACACCACGACTTATTGATGTTCACAAGATCGACGATTCCGATGATGTGACCTTTGATTACGTCAAGCTCTTCACACTCAAGTTCCAACTCTCTCGCGCTTGTCTTCGAGTATCTACTCGCAGCGTGGATCGCAATCGGCCCTCGGTACGGCGTGCGCCATGTTCGGTTTTCAATGTCCTTTCCCATTGTAAAGATAGCGGTGGCGTAGTCAGCTTTGACTGTTAGAACCTTCATTGTTGTGTAGCACCTCTTTATAAGTATACCAGATTTATAGACTGAAAGATATGCCAAAAAAGACCTTAGATTTAGCAGAAAGAGCGCAGAAGCCATTTGACCCAAAGGTCAAAATCAACGGTGACGTTGTGGCGGCTCTTGCGTCATTCGGTGTCAGCACCAAGGACATCGCCACTCATCTCGGCATATCGAAAGCTACCGTGGATCGTCGCTGCCAGAAAGACCTGGAACGAGGTCGTGCCAATCGCAGCATCAGCCTTCGCAAGAAACAATGGGACGTAGCAATGGCGGGCAACGTCACGATGCTCATCTGGCTGGGCAAGCAGCTTCTGGGACAGAGCGACCGAGTAGACATCAACGGGACTGGGTTCGGTTCCGATGGTGCACCTATCACCGGAAAGATTGAAGTCACTTTCGTTCAGGCAACTCACAAAGCACCAGTCACACTTGAGGGGAAACTGGATGGGGCAACCGAACCAACCAAAGATTCCAATTGATCTTCTCACGGACGAGGCAATTGATGACTTCATTGCAAGAGCACGCAAAGACGTTGAACGAATACGCCAAGAGATGGGACTTCCACCGTTTGATTGGAGCACAGTGACACGAAGCAAGAAGAAGCGAAGAAAGAAGGAACCTCACCATGCGCTGCCAAGCCAAGATCATGATCGGACTCGCAACCGTGCAGTGTGAACGAAACGCGGGAATTGAGCACTTAGCTCGTCAGTGTCAGCACGAAGTAAGGATCGAAGCACCTGACAAGCGCAGTGGTGTCATGATCACGTGGAGCACCTACAGAGTTGTTAAGCCTATGGAGATTGAGTGAGCCGCAGAGCACGAATCGCAGAAAGTCCGGCAACGTTAGACGGCGTGAAGAAGATCGAACTTCCGGCTGGCTACGAGTTCCTGTTTGAGCCGCATCGCTACAAGGTTGCTCATGGTGGTCGTGGTTCCAGCAAGAGCTGGTCGTTTGCGCGTGCTCTGATATTGATTGCCATTCAACGTCCTCTTCGCGTGCTCTGTGCTCGTGAGTTGCAAACGTCGATTGGGGAATCTGTGCATCGTCTCATCTGTGACCAGATTCACGAGATGGGATTTGATAACAACTTCAACATTCAGAAGACCCTCATCACCGGGCCTAACGGAAGTGAGTTCATCTTCGCAGGCATTCGCAACAACGTCACGAAGATCAAGTCTATGGAGGGCATCGATGTCTGCTGGGTTGAAGAGGCCGAAGTCATCTCGACTTACAGTTGGGAAGTTCTCATCCCTACCATTCGCAAGCCCGGCTCTGAAATCTGGATCACCTTCAACCCGGATCAAGAGACTGACCCAACCTATGTTCGATTCATCACGAACCAGCCTCCTGATTGCGTGACTGTTGAGGTGAACTGGACACAGAACCCTTGGTTTCCTGAAGAGCTTCGTGTTGAGAAGGACTATCTCTACAAACTCGACATCGACGCAGCTGAGCACGTCTGGGGCGGCAAGTGCCGTGTCAACGGAGCCGCGCAAATCTTCAAAGGCAAGTACGTCAAAGAGGACTTCAAGACGCCCGATGATCCATCACCACGTTTCTTTCATGGTGTCGATTGGGGTTTCTCCGGCGACCCCTGTGCCATCGTTCGTTGCTACACAACAGGTGACGCACCGTTCGAGGACTTGTGGATCGACCGTGAGCGCGTGGCGTATGGTGTTGAGATTGATGAGATTCCGAAACTGCTGCGCGAGATACCCACCACGGACAAGTGGCCAATCAAGGCTGACAGCTCACGACCAGAGACGATCTCCTATATTAAGCGCCAAGGGTTCAACATCGTTGGTGCCGAAAAATGGGGCGGGAGCGTAGAGGACGGCATCGCGCATCTCAAGGCATTCAACAAGATTCACATTCACCCATCCTGTACGCACATGCTCGAAGAGGCTAGATTGTACTCGTACAAGGTAGATCGCGTGACTCAAGAGGTACTCCCCATTGTTGCGGACAAGCATAATCATTGTTGGGATGCTACTCGGTACGCTCTCGACGGATACATTCACAAGAGGGGTTCTGACAAGATGTGGGCAAAACTAGCCGGGAAATAGAGCTTGAGCTGGAAGTCAAATGGTTGAAGCACGTCATTGAAGATTTACTGAAGGAGCTGAGAGTCGATGATCAACAGCCTGAAAGACCTAAACGAAGCGAACCGCAGGACACATGACAGCGTGAAAATATCTGTTGGGTCTTCTTACAAAAATGATCCGAATGGTGTGACACGAAGAGTTACGAAGATTACAAAGTTCCCAAATGGTGAACCTGACGTTCAGTATGCGTGGCAAAGCGCTGGATCGACGAACTACACCACAGTCGAGATGTCAGAGTTTGAGCGTTGGGCGAAGTACAAAGTGTAAAGAAGGATTCTATGGCCAACAAAGTAAGTATCCTCCAAGCGGTGAAGGAAGCAAAGAAGGCTGACCGCAAGGCGCGTCTGAACCGTGCCAAGACCAAGGACAGCTTTCACAATTTCGAGGCACGTCTCGGTCTTGGCACTGACAACCTCGCCGCTGGAGGTACTTACGGGTTCTTCCCTGTCACGCGCAATCGCATCCTGCTTGAGTGGATTCATCGTGGAAGCTGGCTGGGTGGCGTAGCAGTCGATCTCAAGGGCGATGATATGACACGCGCCGGGGTGGAGATCACCGCCAGTGAGCTTGACGTGGATGAGATCGAAGAGATTCACGAAGCCGCAAGCTACCTCAACATCTGGCCAGCCGTCAACGATTGTGTCCGGTGGTCTGCGCTCTATGGTGGTGCAATTGCGGTACTCCTGATTGAAGGTCAGGACATGAGCACGCCGCTTCGTGTTGATACCATCAAGCCAAACCAATTCAAAGGCATGATCACTCTCGACAGGTGGATGGTCAATCCAAGCCTCAATGATCTGGTTGCAGTCTATGGCCCTGATCTGGGTCTTCCCAAGTTCTACACGGTCACGCAGAATGCACCTGCACTGCGCGGGGAGAAGATTCACCACAGCCGCGTGTTGCGAATGGTCGGTATTGACCTTCCCTATAATCAGCGCATGGCCGAGAACCTATGGGGCATCAGCGTGTATGAGCGCCTGTATGACCGCATGTTGGCGTTCGACTCCGCTACGACAGGCGCAGCGCAGTTGGTGTATAAGAGCTATCTTCGCACCTACAAGATTGAAGACCTTCGAGAGAACATCGCCGCTGGTGGAGCGCAACTCGAAGGCACCGTGCAGTACGTTGATTTCATGTCCAAGTATCAGAGCATCGAAGGCATTACGCTCATGGACGCCAAGGACGAGTTTGCTGAGCACGGCGCGACGGCGTTCGCAGGGATCGGTGAGGCGCTTTCAAAGTTCGGTGAGCAGATTGCTGGTGCTCTTCAGATGCCATTGGTTCGTTTGTTCGGCCAGTCCCCTGCTGGCTTCAGCTCAGGCGATGCGGACATTCGTGCTTACTACGACAGCATCAAGCAGCAGCAAGAGAAGCATCTCAGAATTCCACTCACAACGATCTACCGTTGCATTGCCAAGAGTCTCGGCATGGAGGTTGGTGACGGCTTCAAGATTGAGTTCAGGTCGCTATGGCAGTTGTCCGATGGTGAGAAGGCAACTATCGCTGGCGGCGTGACCACGATGATCGTCAACGCCAAGGAAGCTGGCCTCATCACACTCAAGACCGCAATGGAAGAGCTTCGCCGCTCAGGTAACACGACAGGCTACTACTCGTCCACCATCTCAGATGAAGACATCGAGCAGGCTGATGATGGTGAGCCTCCGATGCCAGCAGCAGTAGAGCAAGCGGCGATGACGCAGGGAGACCCCACCAAGACGGACGAGAAGGAGCTATCGGCTAAACCTACCCCAAAAGAAAAAGGCAAGGATAGCGCCGCAACATTCGATAGTGCAGAGTTCAAAGAAGAAGAGCATCCGCGTCGTGAAGACGGCAAGTTTGGGCCGAAGGGAACACCGGGAAGCAGTGGTAGCGGTAAAGCCGATCTAGGCAAGTGGGCTGCTGTGTTTGCATCTCCCAACCGTGGCAACCTGAATTTCTCTGAAGCTCTGACTGCGATGCGATCTCCACAGCAGAAAGCGTTTGAGCATCATGTGACTCTGCTTCTCAAGACCAGCTTGCACGCGAAGAGTGCGACGGCGAAGAGCTGTCTCGGTGTCTGGCATGACGGAGCGGAGAACTCGGCCCACTTCACCTTTGAGATTCACAGCAAGACAGCAGCGGAAGATTTGAAGTACGCTGCTGCTGTGATCGGACTCGACGCTGACCAGAAGGCTGTGCTGACATGGCTCCCTTCAGGTGATGGGCCTCACAAGCTGTACTCGATGAAGGCTACCGGGAGCATTGAAGAGATCACCCAGAAGCTCGAAGACAGTGGCATTCAGAACAGCACTGTTGAAGAGGAAGAGGATGGAAGCCTCACTGTCTACATGCTGGACCAAGAAGGAACACTGGAGGACAAAGTAAATCGTGTTGCGCTGGAGAACAAGTTCGATCTTCAGAGTTTCACCGGCTCTGGTGACTTCATTCCTGAAGGATGGATCGATGATCGTGAAGAGTGCCACGTGGCCCAGCGCAAGATCATCGAAGAGTACAAGAACCGTCGCCAGATCACAGGCGATGCCGCTCCTGATGACGAAACGGTTGAGTGCCAGATATTCATCGGTGGCTTGCGGCGTCCGACGAAGACAAGTGATGCTGCACCATTCAAAGAGAGTGAGCATCCGCGTAATCATGGCCAGTTCGCTGAGAAGGCAGGTGGCAGCTCTATCAAGCTGAAGCTAGTAAAGAAGCGTGCATGGAATGGTGAACAGGTTGAATTGAAAAACAAAATCAGCAAGTTGCAGACTGGCTCTATCGGTGAGAGCGTCATCATTGAGTACCTGAGGATGCAGGGTATCAAGGATGCCAGAAGCATGAATATGAAAGGCAACAACTTCCCGATTGATTTGATTGGTGATCATCGCCTTGTTGAAGTGAAGAGCGGTTTGGCAAGCAATGGGCCGAGTGCTCAGCAATGGCGTGCCACACAGGGAGAGCCACCTGAGAAGACAAAGAAGTGGCTGCTTACTGCCAGCGCAGAAGACAAGAAGGAATTCAATCAGAAGATGGCTGCTGCAATCATCAAGCGCAAAGAGGACGTGCTGAGAAAGTATCAGAAGAAGATCGGGAAGAAGATCAAAGGGTACACTATCACCACGATTGTCAACCCTGACACCAAGACGGTTGACGTGTTCCAGTTCAACGGATTTCATTCGCGCATAGCATGGAACTCTGAAGAGGCCAAGGCAGCGCACAAGGGGACTTATGCCTATACCGACTGAAGTTGAAGAAGAGCTTGAGCAATACCTCAATGATTACGAGGCTATGCTTAACGAAGAGCTGGACAAGCATTTTTCTGAGAATGACGACGAGGGGGAACCACTCGATGACTAGCTTCACTATCAATCTCACCCAAGAGCAGTTCGACGCAGCTAGAGGCAAACTCACCCAGAGCGGAATCAACGTCACCGGGGAGTCTGGCACTCTTTCGCACAGTGGGGCAATGGTCGAGTTCAACTACACCGTTCCCACTCTGACGATCAGTATTGTGAAGAAGCCGTTTTTCATTGCAGACAGTTACGTGGAAAGCCAAATCAGAGGATGGTTCGCATAATGAAACAAGCTATAGCAGCTCTCATCTTTATCCTTGCCATGTCTCTGTCAGCTCAGACAGTTACTATCACATCGTCTCACCTGTCTGCTGGCGGCATTCCTGTTGGTGGGACGCTTGTGTTCAGCCCAACCGATACCAACGAGTTTCCTATCAGTTACCGCATCGGTGGTGGAGGCACATCAACGAGCACACCCACACTGTCTACCGTGATCGACGGTGTATCGAGCACGGTGGTTCCAGATACCACGCTGACGTATCCCGCGAATATCTGCTTTGCTTTGACGTTGCAGTATTCTACCTCGATTGGGAATGGCTACACATGCCTTCAGCCTCACGCGATTGCACAGTCGGCATTTGACTGGTGCCAATCAGGAGTGTGCAATCTCGACAACTATCTAGGCAACCCAAGTCCGCTCCCCACGGTGGCATCGGTGCAAGCGATCAACGATATTGCGGGACAGGTTTCATTCACTGGCCCCGGAGTAACACAGAGCGGCCATACGTTCAACTTCACAGGAGGTGGCGGCGCTCCACCCACGACTGCGGGGATCGCGAATACAGATGGCACAGCATGGCTTACTAGCTATAGCGCGTCGAATCAGATTCCGTTCAACTTTCTCTCTGGTGTACAGGCTGCGCTCGGATTCACGCCTTACAACGCGACCAACCCTGCTGGGTATATCACCAATTCGACCACGGTCAATGGCCATGCGCTGAGTTCCAACGTCATAGTGAGCGCGTCAGACCTTACCACAGGCACTTTGCCCCATGCCCAGCTTCCAACGCTGTTGAGCGCAGATATTCCCAA